TCATCGCACAGGTCCAGTAATGACCTCTCAGTATTTCGCACCTGATCGACGTTGGCCAGATTTATAACCGCCTGACGGTAATAGCTCGGCTTCAGTTCTATCCCCACTCCACGACGCCCGCACCTGACTGCCCCGTATACCTCCGAGCCTACTCCCATGAACGGCGTCAGTACCGTCTCTCCTGGATTTGACCACATCACGCACGCACGCTCTATCACGTCAAGCTGCAGGGGATGCACGTGCTTCTCGTCATCATCATCTTTCGCTTCCCTATGTGGCAGAACGTGGTCTATGCGGATATCCATCCACACTGACGACGCATACTGCCGCCAGATGTACTGTGAGTACTGGTTCAGTTTCTGGTCACCGACATATCCACGCAGCCTGCTGAGCGTTTCCGGTGGCTGGTTCTCGCCGGCATAGTTCATCAACCCCGTATCGTGATTCACAGGTGTCGCGTTCTCCCCACGGCGTCTGAACATCAACAGGTAATCCGCATTGGCGATACTGCTGCGGGTCGAATCTTCGCACAAAGTCTTGTGATGCAGGCTTTTCATCATCGTGCGATTCCGCACCATTAGTGGTTCCTTCCAGATCACACGGCGTCCACCGTACACAAACCCTCTGGACTCGTGTTCGGCAATTATTCTTCCGGGTAGGTCGAACATCGCGTCGCATCCCGAATTGCTCAACGGTATGTCCATACAATGCACGGCTGAGATTCTTCCCGGCAGCGTTAGCCGTGCTAATTCTTCGATGCAGTATCCATAGTGAAGAAAGAACTCATCCCGATCGATACTGTTGCTCATGTCCTGCGCGTCGCTGCTGTAGCAATACAACCCCGCGAACGGTGGTGAGTACAACGTCATATGCACCGACTCACTCGGCATCTCTTTCATGACGCTGACACAGTCGCCACAGAATGCAGCGTACTCGTCCGTGATTATCTGGTCTAAGACAGCCATGCGGGCAGCTCCAGTTTTCTCGTGTAGTGGTTTCTGCGCTCAATAGTCTCTGCGTTCATCATCTCTCTGACGAGTGCCGTGAACATCGCATCCGCTTTCTGTGCCTTGCGTCGCATGTTTCCAATGACCCTCACTTCACCTTCAGTGGCGACGACATCAAGCTGCACGGGTCGCGTCTGGCCGAACCGATAGCAACGTCTCACGCTCTGGTAGTATTGCTCGTAACTGTGTGACGCGAATGTCACCACGTGATTGCAGTGCTGCCAGTTCAAACCCCACGCTCCAATCTTCGGCTTGATAACCAGTACTCTCAGTTCCCCGCTGGCAAACGCTTCGTACAGTTCAATCTTCCGTTCGTCCGGTGTTCGTCCTGCAATCTGTGACGCATCGCCGATCACACGTTCCAACATGTCAGCTTCCGGATTCGTGTGACACCAGACAACCGCCGGCTGATCATGATTCACTTTGTCAGCGACGAACTCGCACCGCTGCTCTATGGTCCGCTTTCTCTCCTGTCGCTCCTCGTGCATGCCGATAGCTGGCACGGAAAACAGTCGCCCCGGTGGCAGCGTGTGCGGCTTTATTACGTGGTCCGTCTCGTTCAGTGGTGGTAGGACGAATCCGTCATCACTGAATCCCAGATCGGACGGCATCCTGCACGCTCGGCTCCATGAGGAAACCCATCGCCAGAAGTGATCGGTTGCATGATGTTTCAGTCGCCATTGACCGATTGTCTGGGCAACTCGGAATGACAGCTTCCGGTAATAGCTCGGATCATGCTCAATCAGCCGTTCAGCTTCGTTCTGTTGCCGCTGCTCTTTCTTCTGGCCCTTGTCATCAAGCATCGTGAAAAACCTCCGCAGCATGTCACTGTGCGACAATTGCCCCAACGCCTCAGACGACGTCCCCAGCTCGACATAATCATTCGGCGCAGCAGTCGCGGTACACAGCAGCCGATACGGCAGCTTCGCCATGAATCGAGTGATCAGCTTGCGCGTCTTGCCCTGGAATGATTTCAGGATACTCGACTCGTCACACACCACGCCGACGAAGTCCGTGCTGTCGAAATAGTGCAACCGTTCGTAATTAGTTATCGTGATCCCATCGTACAGATGCCCCTCTCGACTGACGTTCGCTTCGATGCCGAACTTCTCTGCCTCTCGCTTTGTTTGCTGCGACACTGCCAGCGGAGTCAGGATCAGAACGCGACCGTTCGTGTGCCTGACTACGTTCTCAGCCCAGACCAACTGGCACAGAGTTTTCCCGAGACCACAATCTGCGAATATCGCGGCGCGTCCCTTGAGTGTTGCCCACTCCGTCAGCGAACGCTGGAACTCGAACATACAGTCAGGCATGAATGTCGGTTCGAACCCACCATCAACACCGCCTTGCTGCTTGGCGGAAATGAAATCTGCATAGTTCATTGAGCTTCCCATCTCTCAAGTGCATCCATCGACATCTTGTCAGCCCAGTCTGGAAGGTCCTCGGTCTCTCGCCATACCTGTAACATCCCGATCGGACGCCTTCCCCAGATATCACAGATCAAATTCGGATTGAAGTGCTCGACCTGGACCAATCCCGTCTGGTCTGTCTGCATCTTAATCTTGCACCACATGGCCACGATCCGCCCCAGTGTTGTGTGGTCGGTCTTCCACAGGTGAGCAACGCGGCAGCACATCATCCAGTTGAATATACGTTCGCAGCCTGTGCCCTTGCCGTAGATGTGATCGAGTTCCGTGGCTTCCGGTATGTGCCGTTGCTGGTATCGAAGTCCCATACTCTCCCACGGAACTTCCATTGCCCCGAACTGTTCCAGAGACCACGAGTATTGACACAGCTTGATCGAGTCGCGGTACGGCTTCTGAACCGACCGCGCCTTGCTCGCGTGCATCGCCACAGCAGTCCCCCCCTCAGTCGAATATCTGCGAACTCACCCACGCCCGCATTCGCAGCCAGCGTTGTTCCCGACTCTCCGCTGTATGACCCCAAGGATCATCATCCTCGTCATTCCTGAAAGCAATCTCGGCCGCCATCGAATGGCTGATCCCAACTAGCCCACCAACTGCGCCGGGGTCCTCAGCGTCCACCCGATCAACCGGCGTCCCCCTCGATTTGCACACCACTCCGATTGCGCAGCAGTTGCCGTCCGCGTCAATCAAGTCTCCGGCTATCAGCGATCTATCTGGCATCACGTCCAGCTCAGTGGCCAGCTCACGCAGGAACGCCTGTCCCCGGCGCCCGCGAATCGTTCGCTTGACCGTTGCCTCGTACAGTCCCAAGTGCTCGCAGTCGACTGTGTATCCGCTCCTCGACATCTCATGCCCTCCTGGAAACTGAGGCGACGGCAGTATCAGACACCTCCCGTGCCAGCCGCCTACACAACGGACCGTCACCTCAAGTGGACCGGGCGGGATCGAACCCGCCACCGAGTATCCGTCCTCGGCACCATCGGACCAGGTGAGTGTGCCAGCCAGGGCGAGCGGCTGACACACTCTGCAGTGCGACTCAAAAGAGGCCGCGACTGCTTGTCTTACTTTACCGTCAAGTCCACACCCACGTCCTTCGCTTCCTCACGCGTTCGCAACGTCCCAACTCGCCGCACGCGTATTCCTAATGTTCCCGGAGTGTTGAACCAGTTCCCGCTGACCGGGTAGAGCGTCACCGCCTTACCGGTCAGATCCTTCCCGTGAGCAATCAATAGGCGCCGCTTGTTGATCACCGACGTCAGCACGAACATCTTCTGAGCATTCGCGAACTCTAATACCTGGTGAGGTATAGGCTTCCCGTTCTTTCCGCTTGAATCCTGCTGGCAGACTGAGCCGGCCGGATGCACTCGCTTGACCGTTACGGTGAATTCCTTCCATTTATCATCACTGTCACGCAGATCGTACGCGTGCAGGAATCGACTGTTCACATCCAGCAGTTCTGGGATGTCTGGCTTGTCGCTCATGTCGTGAACTCCAGATTCTCATCAGGAACAGCCCACGAAGGCAACAAAAGCGGCACCTCCATGCCCCCCCCAGAGCCAGTCCATCGGCCATCGCGTATTGCACCCTTCAATTCGCCGCACGCCCTCAACTGTGTTTCCCAGCCCATGTCCAGAGACATAGGGTCCATCGGTCTGATTACGAGGTCATACGGTGGAGCCACAACCACAACCAACTGAATAGCCCGCTCGAATTGCCAATCGCTCAGACTGTTCCACCACCGAACATACGAACCCATCGACAGCCAGTAGCCCAACTTCCATGACACGCTGTCGTAAGCCTTCCAGTTACTGACCGCAGTTGTCTTGAGGTCCAGCAACGCCGCGCCCGACTTGGACGCCACGTCAATCAGGCCTTTCTTCGCAACTCCGTTCTCGTAAGTCACGACAGCAACTTCCCGCTGACAATCTCCGAGGTACGGGGTCAACATCTTCCATTCCGGGAACTCCATCACGGCAGTCAGCAGCCGGCCGATGTTGTCGTATCCGTGAGTGCCCTTCGTCCTCAGAATTAGCTTGCCTTCATTCTCAGACTTGAAGTCCTTCCAGGCAGTCCCCCGACGGTCACCGCTAAAGTGGACCACTTCAGCTTCGAACCTGCGCGGCTCCAACACAGCCAGATGCACCGCCGTTCCGAAGTTCAACGTGTCCTGCTGTGCCATTGTCCGCTCGACCTCGCCACGCATCCACGCGTGCCTGATTCGCCACGGGTAGGCCACGTATGAGCCGCCCTCGATGTCTACTCCCGGTTTGATCGAGGAGCAGTTCATGGCCAGAACCGCGTCGTAATCAGCCCGCGTCATGGCCGGGAATATCCCGCACGTCGGACGCTCCAATACCTGTTCAATAGATCGCATCGAATCAGCCCCCCTCGGTCGACGTCAACACCACGTCTCTCACATAAATAGCACCTGTCCCGCCTTCTTCCGCTGCCACACGCTCTCGCATCACCTCAGACAGCCGTTGACGCACCAGCACGTCAAGTTGATTGCGCCCCACACGTGACGGCTTTGACAGCGACTCGATGGCCTCTCGCTGTGCCCCGCCCTCAGACTTTGCGAATACGAACAGGACGAACCTGTCGTCCCCGATTTGCACGCGCCACGACCACAACGGCGACGTCTGCTCTCCAGCGGCGAAC